CACCCGATACGATACCATAAATTGTTGAGGAAAGGTTGTCATCATCAATGTCTTCAATGTCTTCACCCGCGGTAAATGTTCCACTCACAAGTTTGAGTGTCATCTCAGCGACTTCTAACGAACCGATAAAGAATTTTTTAATATCAACTACGTTTGCAAGAACACCAGACGTTTGCCCACGAATAGTTTTATTTAAAAATAAGAAGATATCTCTAGAAAAAGGCGTACCAGTTGCATCTATACCAACAGCTACAGCTTCTGTCCTGATGATTTGTGTCTTGTCAAAGTTACCATCAGATATACGAAGAACATCTTCTCCAGGATAATAGAAATCAACATTTTCATTGTATAAAAGTTTGAACAAGAATCTGTAAGACTGTTCGTTACTCTTAGATTGGAAGAATTCTCTAAATTTTGATGCAATTAATCTTTTATTTCCATAATATGTTATTGGAATACTAGGATATAATTCTTCTCTTAAATAATCTACATAGGTATCTATTGACGTTTCAATATTACGATAGTCTAATAATTTTCCTGATCTGCGTACAACATTATCTACAACAGAACTTATTTTTGCGGTTGCGCCAGAAGTTTGACCAGTTACAGTTTCATATAAATTAAACGGAACTCTAGTTTCAATCGAAACGATTAAATCATTAGCGATGCCAATCTCTTTAATTTTTGCAGTTGCACCAACAGTTGCACCAACTATAGTTTCGCCACGTTGAAATGTACCAACTTTGTCAGTAAATTCAATTTTTGAAGTTTGCATCCACTCATAGTATGCCTTCATGAACAACAAAAACTTCTCAGAGTCGGCCGCAAGGTCTCCTGAAAGTATTGTCTCTATACCAAATGATGGTTTGAATTTAGAATCTGACATTTTTTATATGTTATCTTGCTACCAAGCTAAGGGAATTATCGTCAACCATAGTTATATCAATGTCGGCAGCCCGAATTGATAATATTTGACCCCTTAACGGAAGAATGTCTTTATTTTGTGGCGCCGCAGTTATTTCTAATGTTGTTCCGCCATCATTAAATGAAGTTGGCGCAAAGTTTGTTAAAATAATTTTACCTGTATCGTAGTTGATTGATCCAGCATTAACAGATACAGGAATATTTTCAATACCCAACACTCTGTATATACGAATTATGCCATTGTTATCTTCTAAAAAGCAATCTGAGAATCCACCAAAAGTAAATGAGTTGGACGTGACTTTGTTACCGACTCCATTTGGGTGGGTTGATGGTCGACCATTTGTTGCATTGTCAATTGCATTTGAGAAATTAATCTCATATCTTGTACCGACACCCAATTGAACGTCAAGTTCTTTTCTCATTTGTGCTGTAGTCACGCTACTTAAGATTGATCTTTCAGAAACGTCAATTAGTCTAGACAATTTAGAATATCTAAAGTAAGTTCCGAATGTGTCTAAATCTGTTAAACTATAATTTTGAATTGTAGCTAATACCAAAGCCTTAACAGAGTCGGCAGATAGAGATGTTTTTTTCGCATCATAATTGACTGACGTACTCACTTCAATATACACATAATCAGGATCAACAATTTCAGTTTGTATTGTTAAAACTTTTTTGGGTTTAATAACAGAATTTATTAAATTTGCCTTTTCTGTTGCAGTTAACACATCACCCGTTGTTGGCTTAATTGCAATGAATACTTTTCCAAATGTTGGAGGGTCGTTATCTTCACCGCCCCACACGACAACAGAGTTGACAGTTGGTTGACTTAGCAGTAATGATTTGTAATCCTCAGCAGTTACCACACGATTCTGCGCTTCATATGATTTTGGAGCATTGAATTTTATCTGTGCTGGTGTTTCTCTGTTTGCTCCACCTATAGCTGGATCATTAGCTGTAAATGTTGCAGTAAGAACGGTTGCAATTGAATCGGAATATGTTAGTGCATTTATGTCATTTGCCAGTGCGCCACTAGAAACCAAATATCTAAGCACAACAATGTTTCCATTGTCTAGTGCAACACCAAATGTGCCTTCACCAAATTTTATTTCGTACTGTCCGTCTTCAGATTCTTGTAAGAAATAAACTAAAGACGTTGAATCTATTTCAACTAAATTTTCGGATAATGTAAATGTTCGTGTCGTGCTGTCAACAGCAGAGTTTAAAACTGTAACTACTAAAGTTGTGGTGTCTACTTTTGCATTTGGTATTAAAAATCTTTGATCTGGATCGGCTGCCACTACACTATATCGTGTCGTTATTACTGAACCTTCTTTTAGAGTGATGCTATCAGAAAATACACCACTTGCAGAAAAAATAGTTTTTGAATCAACATTCGAAAATATAAAAGATGTACCATCGACCGAACCAACAAATTTAGTAAATGCTGGAATGTTAATACTTGCAGGAGAACCACTCACAGTTAATGCTAGAGTTCCTGTGATAGATGCTGACGATGTTGAACGTGGTACATAATTTAAAGAATTTGCTAAGTTCACAACAGAATTTCTTTTTTGTGCTGTGCTAAGAAATGCTTCAGACGCTACCATGTTTAGGTAGAACGAATTGTAATATGTGTTGTATGCCAACAAGTCTAGAAGAACGGAGATGCCAGCACCATCAAAATTATAATCTCTAAATTGATCTTGCGACTGCAAATATCTTTTGAAGTTATCTTTGATACCTTCAAAATTAAGTTCGTCTACTCTTAAATTATTTTCTATGGCCATTTTATGCCGCCCTCGTTAACGATGTTGATATAGAACCCACTCTATTGATGTTCTTTATGACATATTGTATGTTTAATGAGATTCCGTATTCTTCGTACTTAATGTCTATTTCATTAACAGTAACTCTAGGCTCATGTCTGCCAATTGCATCAGTTATTTCTTTTTTCATGTTGAATTCAGTAAATCCAGGTTCATATTGGAAAAGATATTCACTCAAATTACATCCATAAAATGGATTGAAAGGTCTTGTGCCTTTCTTTGTTTTAATCAAATTCATTATTGATCTTTTGATTGCAACCTCATTTATGATAGGACGCACGTCTCCACTCACTGGATGTGGAGTGAAATTTAAAGATAAGTCTTTGAAGAATGCGATTTCTGCCATTTTTTTCTTTTATTTATGTTGTTTATTCTGCCGTTTTAGAGTCTTGTATTTCTTTTCTACGTTCTTTTGCAGCCTTGGTGAACTCGGCTAACGCTTTTCTTGCTCTAGTGCCAGCCGCTTTGTTGCCCTTGTTTTGAAATTTATCATTCTCTACAAGATATGATTCGAATAAATTTACTAAGTTTTCGTGATTTGTCATTATTATTTCCTTATAAAATGTTGACATTTGCTTGACAGTATGTTATATTACTGTGTAGACTGTGATTTTAGATATCTGTTATGACTGTGATTGCTGTATTGGGTAATAGTGCAGTCGTTGGGCTATTCAACCTCTCTTCAATCGTTGATATTCTCAAAAGCAATGCACTGAGTGTAGTGGTATTTGCACTATCGGAAAGAATTAAATTATTGCTTCCGTTCAGCGTTAAATTTTTAGTTGAAGTTATAACACTATTGTTAGAAGACTCAATCGAAAAATCATTGCCATTGATAGTGATATTGTTTGAAGATTGTATTGTTATATTGCTTGTATTTGCTATTCTAATCTTAGCATTATTTATTTCCCACAAAATATCATTTTTATCAACAACGCTTGCAAAGTTTCTAGTTAAACTTGATGCTGTTCCAAAATACGATGAAGCGGCTTCTGGAATTGCAGGAAGATATCCTAAGATGGCAGGCTCTTGTGCAGACAAAGCATCTAAGAAGAAACCAAAAACCCATTCACCAACTCTAGGTGTTCCGTAGAGGTTTGGTGTATTTAATGGGTGAATAGATAACGCAAATGGTAAGTCTTCAGTCGGAACTAGATTGGTTGACTTTGCAGGATGATATCCAAAGCATCGCACCCTACATCTGCCAAGCGTCAGAGGATCGTCAATACTTTCAACAACCCCAATCCACCAAACAAATCCGTCTTGACCAATAAAATTTTTCATCAATTTCCCATGTTTTCTTTTTCTTGGTCTACAACCGTTTCATCTAATGGCTTTTCGAGTGTCTCGCTCGATTTTGGACCAAAAACTTCTTCTTCCCATTCTTCTTGTGAAAGAGTAGTGCCTTGTATAAATTCTTTAAACTTTTTCATAACTTGTCTAACTCTGATGTGTCTACTGCGCCTGGAGGAACATTGTCTTTAATCCAAGTGAGTAATTGTTTCTTCACATCAATTTCTTTCTTAGCTGGTTTTCCTGGTTCTTTGAGTACCAAATACTTGAAGTCT